GCCACCAGTGGTCCTCCTCCGGCGCGTTGGTATCAGCGATAACGCCCGTCCACGATGGTCCCCCATCACGCATAGAAGGAAAGCGGCCAACACGCATTGTGCAGGCGTCAATAATACTCTTGGGGATTTCCCGCGCCTCGTTAATCCAGATGCCTGTCAGTTCTAGCGACAACAGTTTCTTTACATCTTCAGGACGGTCCAACGCTAAGAAGATAACCTCAAGGTCAATGTCACCCTTCTTAATGTGATGGGTGTAAGGCACCGACCAAGTAAACTTGCCCCAAGCATTCTCAGGAAACCAATCTAGCCAAGTCTTAATCGTCGTTGTTCTTAGCTGCGGGTTGGTGTTTCGAATAATTGCCCACCGACTCTTGCGCATACCCTCAGCGTTCTTGTCCTGCTGAAGCGCGCGGCGAAACACTTCAATGCAACACCCAACAGACTTGCCACTACCCACCGGACCGCGAATGCCGCGAAAGAATGTCTCGTCCTTCATAAAGGCTTTAAGAACATCTCCATCCGGTTTGTAGTTTAGCTGAGTCATCGAAGCCCCTTATCAACCCCAAACTTAATCATCTTCTCTGCAATCTCTGGACCCAAGCTATCAATCAGCTTGTCGCACTCATGATTGCTAACCGGGCCATGCTTGGCCTCAACATGCGCAAAGTGGACCTTGCGCACAATGCCGCGAAGAAGATCACGATCCTGTTGAGTAAGTGCAGTAGTGAAACTCATATCTCAATCCCACGCTGTTGAACCCTTGGGCTTTGGCCCCGGCTTCTTCTTCGGTTTGCGCGTCGGAGTAGTCATGCGCGACTTAGGTGGACCCTTGGGCTTAGGCTCAACAGGAATCAAAGAACGCGACGCAGGCGTCCTTGTTTTACCGCTGTAAACCTGACCGCCAATAACATGCGTCTCACCGTCATACCGCGTTCCGTCCTTAAACTGCCACTTGGTCATGTCCGATACTTCCTTACCTTTCGAGCAACGGCTTTAGGCTGAGAAACAAACTGTTTGCCTTCCTTGCTGCCCTTGCGCTTTGCCTTAGTTGTTGCGGCGTACTCCTCGTCAGAAAGCGCCTTGATCGCCTTCTCAGGAAGATAACGCTCACCAGTGTCTTGAGAACGCTTGCCGCTCTTGGTGCGCCACTTCTGCTCACCCCACTTCAATAAAGACTTCTGAGGCTTCTTCATGAAGTGTATCCCCCGCCCTCAGCCTTGTACTTCTTGGCAAGCATCTGCGCCTTGCGCGCCGACCACTGCCCCGGCTTGCCGCCCTTGCCACCAGCCTTAATGCGCTTGAACAAAGCACGGCGCATCCCCGGCTTGGTATAATTCCCAGCCTCGTTCACCTTAGACATTGCTCTGCCCCTGAACAGGATTAAGCAAAGACCGCCGAGGCAGACCGCGCTTGTCAACATCACTCAGGCGTGACCCCCGCTCAACCTTATCCCCGGCCATGCCTAGAGAAGGTAACGGACCATAGTCCACCTTGATCTCATCATAGAATGATTCAGGCGACCTTGCCTGAAAAGAACCCCCACCGCCAAAGCACATATCAATCACCCCTTCTTCTTCTTAGCCTCGTTCCGACGACTAATAGCACGGGCCTTCGCCTTAGCATCAGACTTGGAACTCGCACCCCAAGCCTGCAAACTCTTCAGCAATCGAGTCGGCTCACCATCACTGTCCCGCTCCGGACCCTTCATATTCCCCATCCGCGCCAAGAAACTAGCACGACGAGGATTATCACCACTCTTCACCGGAGCCTTCAAATCACTCCCAGGATTCTCACGCTCGTAACTCCTACGACCACGCTCATTCAATCCACCACTAGCCTTCTTTCCCGCCTTGCGCTTCCACGCCGCCGACTTTGCCATAGCCACTACTCCTCAATGCCAACTTAACACCAGTCATGTCATGACCCTTCGGTGTCGCCTCAGGACGACGCTCACTATCAACCTTGCGATCAATCACTCAAATCACCCTCAATCAAAGCCACAGTCGCAACCCCACTAACATAATCACCAGCCGCAATCCCAACACGGTACAAACTATAAGCAGGCTGCTGACCAAAAGTCTCAATCGGTGCTGAGAAAGAATCAACATCAGCCCAGCTAACACCACCGTCAAAACTACGCTGAACAGTCACAACACCCTCAAACACCCCAGAAATACTCAGGTCAAAACTACCCTTCACAGCCAAACCATCAGTCCAATCATCAGCAGAACCAATATCCTTAGTCACAGAAGCCATCTCATTCCTCCTAGCCAATCCAATCGCAAACTCATACGCAGAAGCAAGACTTCTGCATCAAACATAACAAATCTACAACGCACTTTTGTTTTTTACCTTTTCCAGAAAAATGAGAGCGGGGGACTATTACAGTAACAGGTAGCCCCAACTTTTCCCCTACCCCCCCTGCTATCAGCCTTGTTACACTGGTTTGCCTAGAGAACCAGACGGCCTCCGGGCGTCTGCGTTACGCCCTCTGCAATACTAACCAAGGTCAATGCTTACCTTGATGTCACCGGCCAGCTGCACTTGGCTTCTGTCAATCGGCTTAAACCCTGCTCTGTCTAGCAAATCCTGCGCCGCTTGTAGCTGTACGTACTCAGATTTGGCCCCAGAAGCCAGCCCAGCGACACGGTGAATTGCCATAGGAGCGACCCTCGAAAATTCCTCTGCCACCTTCTGCATCAGATACTGTTGCACATGCGGTGTTTTCATAGCTTTGCCTGCTGAGACTCTTCCAGAGTCGCCTTCAGCGTATCCTGCTTCTGATGCAGCTTTACCGAGTTTACCTCCGTTTGCTACATACGCATCTACGAGAGCCATCTGACGCTTGGTTAATGGTCTAGTGCTTACGGTTGTCATCTTTGTCTCCTTGCTAAGCCCCCCTCTCCCTCTCTCCCCCCATTGATAGCACGTTCTAAAAGGGCTTTGTCAACGCACAAAGGTGTGTCTTCGGGGGCTTAGCCTTCTACAATCCTACTACCTTGGATAAGTGTTTGGCTCGGCGTTGTTCTGTCATATGCCGTCGGCACTCCTTTGTGTCTCTGCGGCCACCTCGCATGGATGCTGGCATGGCATCACTCCGCAAACAGATTCGCAAGCAGAATCCATCCTTCCCTCTTGGTTGTTGTGATGGTGGCTGGTGGTTCTCTGTGTTCGTTCTTCCCCTTGTGGGGATTCCACTTGCGAACTGCAGGTCTCGCCTGCGGCTCGCTTTGCGGGTGTGCCACTGGCATCTCATCGCGAGGGTGGTCCTCGCGACACTCAAAGGAGAACCTAGATATGACTAAGAAGAACAACACCTCGCTCGAAACACTGATCGAACTCAAACTGAAAGTTATTCAGTTTCATCAGGCGAACGAATACACCGAAGCTGCTATTGCGCGTGACGCTTGCTATACAAGCTTCAACTCCATTCAATACAAGAAAACTGGCGTCGGTCAGATGGCAGACGTTGCGGGTGAGATCAAAGGTCTTATGCCCGAACGTGGCTCTGAGATCGCTGACGTTAAGATCGCCCGACTGCTGGACCGTCACGAACGGATGGAAGAAGAACTGTCCATCCTTGAGGATCGGCATGAGGCAGACAAGGCGGTCTATGAACAGATCACACAGGAGAAGTGGACGCCCAAGCCTAAGCGCACCCACAAATCCACGGGCCTTGGTCTTGATGACCGCCTGAAGAAGTTCGCATAACCTCGGAAGGGGGGCGCTCAGCCCCCTTTCACCAACCCTCTCAGCTATTGTTAGGCGGTAGCGCTTTGACCCTCTCGTTCAAGTTAGCGGAGGGGCTAAAGCTACATGGCCGCGCGCCAAAATTATCCTGCAAAAGCTGAGTCAATCAAAACAAATGGAGAACCAAGATGAAGTCATTCATCGCAGCAATCGCGTTGACGCTGACCGCAGCACCGTCACACGCATACAACATCAAAGATTTCCTCAACGCATCATGTGACATCATGCACATGGTTATCTTTTCAATCGCTGTCGAAGAAGAGAAGGGGGCTGACGCTGACTATCTCACTGAACTTTACTTATTGTTTATCCCTGACTTGTCTGAACGTGACGCAAGACAGGCAGCGAAAGACACAATCTTAATCTCTGACCCCAATATGGTGGCTGAACTAGCCCATAAGGGATGCAAAGACGAAGTCGGAATGTAAGGAGAACCATCATGCAAATATCTTATGTATCAGACGTGTCCGTCGTCACATACACCACGCTCGACGATATCGACAAGATCATCCGGGCGCTTGAGTTTGTACTCGACAGCGACAGCGACATACCAAACTTCACCACAAGGAAGCTTCTGAAGAAGATGCACGAAACAAGAAAAGCTATCGGCACTTCTATGTATTACGATGCGAAAGCAATCACACGCGACTACGAGGAGAACAACAATGCTTGATTTCACACGCCATGATTATCAATTCCCGGTCGAACAGCAGCCTGTGTTCGATCAGCTTGGCAACCCCATTGATGGCAGTCAGGCCGTTGTGCGCACCGATACCAATGAAGTACTCGGTGTTCACGGCTCTCGCTATCGTGTCCTTAGCCATGACGATGTGGTCAACAGCGTGATGGATGCAGTCAAGGAATCCAACCTGACCACTGACTACGACATGAATGTCACCGTTATCGAAGGCGGTCGTAAGCTTCGAGGTGAAATTCTATTTAACAATCTAGTCGTTGAGCCTGAGGTCGGTGACTATGTGAAGTTTCGAGTCAGCTTCTTTAACTCTTACGATGGAAGCTGGTCGTTCTCTCAAGCGGCTGATGGCTTTCGATTGTGGTGTCTCAATGGCTGCACCACCCCGATGGGAACTGCGCGTAGTAACTTCAAGCACACGCAGTCTATCAACGTCGAGGGCAGTGCTAAGAAGATCGTCGAGGGACTCGACACTTTCATGAACAATCGGGAACTGTGGCAGCAATGGATGCAGACGCCTGTCAACGACTATATGGCAGAAGCGTTCTTTAAGCACACGATTGCGCGCGCGCCTTCTAAGCAACAGCTTCAACACAAGGCCAACGAGAAGCAACTCGAAAAGCTTCTTGGCATATGGTCTGACGAACGCAAGGCGCTCGGCCCCAACAAGTGGGCGCTGTACAATGCCATGACATACTGGGCATCGCACACCCAAGAACTGCGCAACCCTGAAGTGGCACGACGCAATCGCGAAGACTCCATTGCCAAAGCAATGAAGCACAATCGCTGGGATCAACTTCAATACGAGGAGATGTACTAATGGCTACGCCAAGAATGACACGCGCTCACTATGAGTTTATTGCAGATACGATTGGGCCACTGGTAGCGTGGCCCTCTCAACTGCACACGGTAGCTGACAAACTTGCAGCTACTAACTCACGGTTTGATAAGGATAAATTCGTGAGGCGCGCAACGAAAGCATGGGAAGATCAGCATGACATACAAGGAATTAACGACGAGATTCCATATTGAA